TTGACGCTTTGGTTACGTCGTCTTTCGGGGTGGCTGACGCTGCGACCCTTGTTGGCTCGCAAACGAGAACCCCTACCAATAGAACGGCTAATAGCCGTGGAATAATCCTCATTGGTTCCTCCAAACCCTAGCAGATTTTGCTTATCCCAACAGGGAAACGAGTTCCGCGAACTCCTCAAGTGACATCAACACGATACCGTCAGACGAGCCGTCCGGCATCGCAATCATCGCGAAAGGACGAACGTCTCCCAACGATTTGGATGCTTCAGATTGCGAACGAGCAGCCAAGAAACGCGTAGCGATCGGAGCCACTTGGTTGCCTGCTTTGACTTCGACACGGAATAAGCCACCCCAATGTTCTTCGTGGCGAGTGCCCGCGTTACCTGTCGCAGCAAGCCCAAGCTTCTTTCGGGCGCGGCGAGCCTTGCTATCACCTTTAGTTCGGTTCCGTTTTCCGCGAGCAACAGGGTCACCGCACCCTCGGATCCTCCGTCTACCGTCACGATGCGGACGTCCCAAAGTTCCGAACCGGGGACCACCGTCAGTGTTGCATTTCTCTTGGTTGCCTTCACATTCACCCTTCCGTTCGTCCAAGGTAAGTCCTTTCAAATGATCTGACCGCCTGCTTGACGGGATGTGTCTCGACTAGTTGTCGCATCAGGTCTGCGTCCTGCACCAGGCAGGTGTACATCTCATGCAAAGCGTCGAACACTTGAGCAAGATGTTCTTCTGTCTCATCTAATTGACACTCGATATTGTCTATTAGACGACGCATGTCGTTTGCGGGGTTCATGCTTTGTTGAAGTTGTCGATAACGATGGACGCGTCGCCCTTGGACAAGTCGTCAAGTTTGCTGATTTCACGACCGACATAAGCGCCGATCACTTCCAGCATCTCGTCGTTGTTCAGCTCCTTGCTCTTAGCTAACGCACGGATCATGCCCAACTGCTTAGGTGAAGCCGGGGCACCAGGCTCCTTGATCTGTGGCTTGCCCTGACCAGCAGGATGACGCTTGATCGCAGGCTCAACCTCCTCACCGTTAAACAGTTCCACCACTGTGGCGACCGCCTCCTGCACGGTCTGTGGGCTGCCAGAGAACTCCTTCAAGTCAGCGAACGAGGCACGAAGCGCAGCCATGTTGGACTCACGCAACGCACCAAGGTTCACGCCAGCGTTATCAGCGACAACCACCGGGTCTAGCCCAGCGTCAGCACACGCCTTCTTGAACCGCTCGATGTTGTCGGCGGACACCATCGGGTCAGCGTCACGGACAGGGGCAGGCTTTGACGGGGCGGAGGGCGCCACATCTTCCCACTCTTGCTTAGTCCACAGCGACAAGCACACACCGAACCGCATCGCAGCGTTACGAATGAAGTCCGAGATAAGTTCCTTCAACAGGTCGGGCTTGTTGTGCATGACTGAGCCGACACCGAGGCGACGTACACCGCACAGCGTGAGCCAGCCAGCCATGTGTGCCATGCCGTTCTCCACCCGGTACGCGGGCAAACCGTCAGCGTCAAATGCGCATGGTTCCCATGTCCATTCGGGGTCAATCTCGATCAGCATTTTGGTGACATCGGCGTGACCAACGAAGTCCAGTTGGATGCCACCCTTCGGAAGCTTGCCAACAATGGACTTGTCAGGCACCCCGTACTTGTGAATGATTTCTTCTAGTTTCATTACTTCGCCTCCTTAGCGACGATCCGCATGGTGCGGAACTTGGTTGTTTTCTTAAACTTGTTGTACAAAGCAGGGTGTTCCGATTGGAATGCTTTGGCATCAAACGAGGTTCGCTCGCTGTTCTTCCAAGACACTACGGTGGTGCCGTCAATGGAACCGTACTCGCAGTCCTGCAACATCATGGCAATCTCACCCTTGATCTGCTCCTCGACCAGCTCCGCCTGCTTCTTCTGCTCACGGGCTAACGCCAGCCTCTCAAGAGAATCCATGACGCTGTGATCCAAGATAACGGTGTTCTCGTATCCCTCGGGGTACATAGCGACGGCATTGTCATAGGAGGGGTCGGCACCTTCCGGCATCATCCCAACATCTATGAAGCCGAGGAACTCGCGTACCTTGTCAATGTGTTGCTGACGTTCATCGGAAGTAACGGTCTGTGTGTAGAACTTGAGTTGCAACTCCGTGTCGAAAATGACCCATTCAATTTCGTCAACGTCACAACAGATCGCCTGCTGTACGCCCTGCCAATACCAGTAGCGAGGCAACTCTCCCTGCCAGCGCTTGTTGTAAGTCTTGAATTCATAGACCTTCGACCCGTCAAACCCGTCAATGGTGGCGAGTAGACGGACACCTGGCTCCTCGTAGCAGTACAACTCTTGCGGTTCCTTGATGTCCACCCCAAGGATTTCACCTGCCCATTTCATCAGTGGGCCTTCAAGGATGGTGCCCCGACGCATCGCGTCGTTCGCCTCCTTCGGTTCCGGTGGCTGCTTAGCCAACAACTCGACAGCTAGGTCAGCCATGGTGGTGTACTTGTGTTCCCCGTGGACTGCTGCTGCGACGGACGCGGTGACCCGCTTCTCTCCGTCCTCGTTTTGCCAACGGGCGTTTAACCAATCTTGGCTGCCGTGCGTTGGCTTATTAATGGTGTATCTGTTCCGCATTCGTTTCTCCTTTCGACGCGGTAAGTAAACCCTATCGGTGTAACAGGGTTAGTTCAAGTCACCTTCCTCGTAGGAAGGTTGTTCCAAAATGGTGAGGTTGCGCACCATGCCAACAGGAATGTGGACAGGCATACCAACGGTCTGGATGTCCGGCACCTCATCAGGGAAATAACTGTTGACGACCGTGATGTAGCCATGCAAACAGTCAGGCCATAGATACCCGACGGTAACAACCATCGCTTTCGTGGGCTTGTAGTGGGCGATGTCCGTCCACCCGTTCTCACCGTCAAATGCGTCCTCCCAGAGAACGGAGACGAGCGACCACGGGCAGGTTGTCACGCAAGCCACACGTTGTATTCGGAAGTCACCCTGCCTTTGACGGGATCCACGAAGTGGAGGCGCTGTGACGGGTTGGATGTGGCTGCAATAAACTCTCGGGCGTACTCGTTGTGCGACTCGGGCGACCCGGTGACGAACACACGTCCACCGTTAGCCATCGTCAATGTCATCGGGGTATGGAAATGCCCCATGTACACATCAAAGAACGGCTCAACGACACCTGTTGACCAGGCGTTGGCTTTACGCAGGATGCCGAACGCTGGCGTGTTGCCACCGAACGACTTGATTTCGTCGCCGTGAACCAGCAGAGCTTTGTATGCGCCGATGGTGACGATCTGATACCAGTCATCTGACTGCTGCCAAGTCACATTCTTCAGGCCAGCGGTGCGGTCTTGTGTGATGCGGTACGCCATGCGGTCAATGTTGTCGCCATACGGCATGTCACCTTTGCGTCCGATGCGACCGTGGTTACCGAACTCGCACACCACATGCACCTTCTCAAAGAACCCTGCGAACGACGCGACCATTGACTCCATGACCCGCACCGTCTCAAACAGTTGCTCAAACAGGTGGGCTTCCACTTCGTAGGCTTGACCTGGGAAGATGCCGATGCCTTCCACCATGTCACCACCGAACAGCAGGGTTGCCTGCTTAACCGGGTGATGTGCCCGCTGGATCTGCGTCAGTTCCATCACCTTCTCAGTGAACAAACTCATCCGCTTACCAAGCGTGTCAATGCCATACGACACGGTGCGCTTACCCAACTGCCAGTCCGTCGCATGAATCAACGCAACCTCAGGCTTCGTCGAGCGTGTGTCCTTCTTCGGTGGAACCACCTTCGGGCGATCCGCTGCACGGGCAGCATCCAACGTCGCACGGTAAACCGCTTCAACTAGGTCAGCAGACTTGCGTTTTGCTTTCGCTTCGTTCTGTTGTGCCCGCTTCAATGCGGCACGAAGTTCACTGACCTCGCTGTCTTGTGCTGCTTCGTCACGCAAACTCATGGACAATCTCCCCTCGACGGTACTTGCCGATAGCGCCAGCAGAAACGATGTGACCACGACGCTTCAAAGCACGGCTGATAGCCGCCGAAGAAATCGTTACATCATCCAACGCCTCCACCAGTTCTTTGCGTTCTGTCTCAGTCATGTTGTGCATCACCTCAAACAGCAACGGCATCCGACCCGACGGAACCCGATCAGTCTTTAGTTCCTCTAGCAGACTTCGCTTTTCTTTGCTCATGTTTTGCTCCCTCCACCATTTTCTCGATCTTGTGGACTATCTCCCACAGCTGATCGGCCTCAGTTCGCCCGATCTGGGCTTTCCGAAGTGATCGGGCTATGAACTCAAGCTCCACCGTAGTAAGCCCTCTTGACATTTGCAAGCACCCTTCTAGTTTTGGTGGTGCGACTCTATGTGGTTGCTCAACCTTTCGTCAACCTTGTCCAGTTTGATTTCGTTGCGCTGGATCGCCTTGTAAATGACACCCATCATCCCGGTTACGACTTGGTGATCTTCCCTGTTTTCTTTACGGAACTTCTGAATGACTGCCACGATCACACCTCCGACAGCCGATACGACGGCAGCGAGAACTACAGCCCAACCAGCATCCATGTTACGCCTCGGTAACTTTGGACTCTTTCCAGAGTTTGACACGCTCTGGAGTGTTGTCTCCTGCGGTGTAACGCAAATGCCACGGCTCGGACTGAAGTTCCCAAGAGAACCCGAAGTCAAGCGCGTTCTTCAACAGCCAATCAAGACGCTTGCCTGAGGCGTTAGCGATGTCAATAGCGATACCAAGGTTGTGGTTGCTGGTACCTGGGACAGCCAGTGGAGCGTTGCCCTTGCGCAGATACCAAGCCTTGCCCTTGTAAATCTTCGGCTTCTGTTTCAACAGATTCTTCTTGGGCTTGTCGGTGTAACGCTGGAAGAATCCATACTCCTGCATCTCCAACGAACGGTAGGTGTCAGCCCACGACGTCGGACTCAGGTCAATGCCATCCTTGTTAGCGGCTTCATCCATTGCCTCGTACGCATCCGCACAGCAGTGATGCAACTTGCCTTTGTTCTCAATGACGCGAAGCAGAT